AGGAAGTAGGCAAGTATGGCCAAAAGAAAAAAGCCCCCGCAAGGGGGCTTTGGATGGGGCTTGCGCCCCATGGTTTATGCGCTGGCCTTGCCTTTGACCACTGTGCCTTTGGTGGCTTTTGTGACAACATAACCACAGTCAATCAACCGGGCCACGATTTTCTGGTGGAAAACCGCGTCAGTGAAATACGCGTCAAGGTTTGCGAGCCACTGTGAAAACCCGTCAATTTCCCCGGCTGTCACGGTGACCATGTCAGGGGCTAGCGCGGCGGCGGGCATTTTGGCGGCGGGTTTCTTTGCCGATACTTTGCGGGCAGTGCCGATACTTTCGCGCACCTGTTTTGCGGCTTCGCGCATTGCGTGCTTTGGCATTGCGGCGGCTTCGGCGGCTGTCACGTGCACGTCTGCCTTTTTGCCGTCCACAATGGCCGAAACAGTCACGGGCGTTTGCGCGGCGGCATGAAGGGTCAACGCGTCAACAAAAAGCGCTTTGACGTTATGCCCTGCAGTCTTGAAATCGTCAGCATAAAGCGCGACAACATCAGCGATGCGCTGGCCGATAGGGGTGGCTGGGTTCAATTGAGCGCTGGCGGCTTTCCCGGCTTCTTTGCAAAGTTGCAACATACTTGCGGCGGCTTTACCCGCTTTGAGAATCAGGGCGGCAGTTGCGGTATCGCGATGAGCGACAATGGCGGGAGATGTATTTGCAGTCATTTCGTAAACTCCTAAACCCGGAAAACCCCGGGAGGTCATGGCGTCTTGCCATGGGTCAATTATAGCGGATAACTGGCGGGTATGTCCACAATTTAATTCCATGGGATTGGGTCCGCATGATAGTAGGCGGGGGCATGGCTGGGCTGGTCGCATACTGGACAGGGTGTGGCGCGTGAGGCAGCGCGGCAAGTGATGATAGTAGTGGGTACCCACCCCCTCCACCCGTCCATAGGGGGACCCCCCGGGGGTGTCCTATTCCCTCACCCGTAAAGCGCCCCCCATTTTTTACACTCCAAACAATCTACCAACTTATTCGCAATTTAAAAAATTCCCAGCCTATTTTTGTAGGCCAAGTACATATACAATATCCCAGCTGGTTAAGCGTGATGACGCATGGCTCATAGCCATGAAGGTCGGCGTGGACTGGGGGTTCCCGGTCGCCAGCATTCATGCTACATTCGGCCCATGCACAACTCAATCTCAGCAGACCAGCTTCTGCGAGAACTTGCGTTGGCCGTAGCCCGGAACAATGTTGGTGCTCTGCGCCCAGTCTCCGAGGTGATTGCCAGTGAAGGTTTGACCCAAGCTGAGTACGATGCCATTTCAACCAACCCGCAGTTCCAGCGGTACGTAGACACGTACTCAGCTGAGCTCAAGGACAACGGCTTCTCTATTCAGGCCAAGTCTCGTCTGTTGGTAGAAGACCTGTTGCCGACCATGTACCACTTGGTCAGAGACGTCGAAGCTCCAGCGGCTGCACGGGTCAAAGCGTTTGAGAACTTCGTTGAGCTCGCTGGTGCAAAACCGAACAAAGCTGTGGAAGCAACTGCAGGCCCGGGGTTCAGCATTACCATCAATGTGCCCAGCGGTGCACTCACTGCAAGCTCGACAAAAGCCCTCTCCAGCGCAGATGTAACTGAGTTGCCAGTGATCACGCTTCCCACCAGAGATAAGCGAGCGCCGACTAACATTTTGTTCGATGAGCCGGACAGCTACGAGTATGCTGGTGAGGACTACCTATGAGCAGCTTGCAGTTCTCCCCGGTACCGAGCCTTGTGCCGTTTTTTCTGTCTGAGCAGTTCCTGTCGCTGGTCTGTGGCCCCGTGGGATCGACAAAAACGACCGCTGGTATCGTCAAAATCCTGTACCACGCCAAGAAAATGGCCCCCAGCAGGGACGGCATACGGCGCAGCCGCTGTGTTTGGGTGCGGAACACACGAGAGCAGTTGCGAGACACGTCGATCCCAGACTTTTTGAAGTGGTTTCCAGACGGTTTGGCGGGCTCGTTCCTCAAATCCGAGTACAAATTCTTCCTGAAACTGGACGATGTCGAGTGCGAAGTGTTGTTTCGGGGCTTGGATGACTCCAACGACGTGCGCCGTTTGCTGTCTTTGCAGGCCAGTTTTGCTGTGCTGGACGAGTTTCGAGAGATCAACAAGGACGTTTTTGAGGCACTTCAGGGTCGTTTGGGCCGGTATCCAGACGGAATGATGGTGCCGCATCGCCCTGAGTGGGGCAACGATGACAAGGGCAATCCCATACAGGGGTGTGTCACCGACGACGGCAAACCCAACAGCCACTTGTGGGGGATGAGCAACCCGCCAGACATGGACACGTTCTGGGAAGGGCTCTTGGCCAGCCCGCCGGACAACATGCACGTCACCATTCAGCCATCGGGTTTGAGTCCAGAGGCCGACTGGATCAGGCTGCTGCCGTCCGGGTACTACGACAACTTGGCCAAGGGCAAAACACAGGAGTACATCGACGTGTACATCCACGCCAAGTTCGGCAAGAGCTTGGCAGGGCAGCCGGTGTTCCGCAGCTTCGACGGCGACTACCACGTGGCGAAGAATCCGCTGGTGCCCATCCTCAACGGGATGCGGCCAGTGCTGATCGGCATGGACTTTGGTCTGAACCCCAGCGCGGTCATCGGCCAGCTCGACGCCATGGGACGCCTGCTGATACATCGCTCGCTCACGGCGGACGGCATGGGCCTGCTCAGGTTCCTGCGGACGATACTTAAACCGGAGCTGGCGCAGAGTTTTCCCAGCGCTCCCATACTGGTCATCGGAGACCCGGCGGGCACGGCTCGGGCGCAGACGGACGAGAAGACTGTGTACGACATTCTGGAGCAGGAAGGCCTCATGGCTAAGCCAGCGTACACTAACAGCATCATCGCCCGGATCACGGCGGTCGAGCAGTTCCTCAACAGGCAGGTGGACACGGGCGCTGGGATGCTGGTTGACCCGAGCTGTCGCCCGCTGATCAACGCGCTGCGGGGCAAGTACAGGTACAAGCTCAAGAACAACGGCGAGATGGACGACACGCCGGACAAAAACGAGGCATCGCACATCGCCGACGCGCTGCAGTATCTGTGCCTGCACGCTGACGCGCAGCAGGGTGGGAGACTGGCCAAGCACAAGGTACGGGTAGTCGAGGATGTGTCCATGGCGGGGTGGACTTGACAACCCTGTAGACAGAATCTCCCGGGGGTGTAGAATCTGCGTAGACTAACCCACCCCTTAATACCATGGCCGGACTCGTCATCATCAAAAGCAATTCGCAGCTGGATGCAGAGGATGCGGCCAAACAAGCCGCTGATGCTACCCTCATGCGGCAGCAAATTCCGGTCCTGTCGGGGCTGGCTTCTCACGTTCGCAACTGCTGGGAAGCGGCTCGGGACGCCAAACAACCCATTGAGCGCAAGATGCTCAAGGCGCTACGCCAGCGCACAGGTGAGTACGAGCCAGAGAAGCTGGCCGAGATTCGCAAATCGGGTGGCTCTGAAATCTTCATGATGCTTACTGAGACCAAGTGCCGTGGCGCTGAGTCTTGGTTGCGGGACATTTTGCTCGACGAGGGCATGATTCCGTTTGACTTGAAGCCCACGCCGATGCCTGATGTGCCACCGGACTTCGAGCAGAAAGTTACCGCGCTGGTAGCCAACCAAGTGATTCAGGCGATTCAGAGCAACGCACAGCTCAGCCCTGTGATGATGGAGACATTCAAGGAGCAGGCCCGCGAAGACATTCGCGTTGCTCTGATGGAGGATTCCGTCGACCGCGCAGAGCGCATGAAGCGACAGATTCAGGACCAGTTCGTCGAAGGCGGCATGGTGGATGGCTTCAACGCCTTCATCAGCGACTTGTCGACGTACCCCGCAGCGATTCTGAAGGGACCAACTGTACGCCGCAGCCGTCAGCTGGAGTGGACGCAAGCCCCTGATGGCTCGTACTCGCCACAGGTTCAGGACAAGCTGATCCCCACGTACTCACGCGTTGACCCATTCCGCTTCTACCCAGAGCCGGGTCTGACGCGTCTGAATGAGGGCTACGCCATCGAGCACCACCGCTTGTCGAAGTCTGACTTGTCTGAGCTGATCGGCGTGCCCGGGTATGACGACGGTGCGATCCGCGCTGTGCTCGATGAGGGCAGCAACAACGAGTGGATGTGGTCAGCCGAGCTGATGAAAGCGGAGCTGGAGAACAAGTTCAACATCTGGCGTGCGGACAGCACGAAGTTTGACGCTCTGGAGTTCTGGGGTCCTGTCAGCGGCCAAGACTTGATCGACTGGGGCGTCGACCCAGAAGAAGTGCCTGATACGGCTCGCATGTATGACGCATGTGTGTGGTTGATCGGCAGCTGGGTCATCAAGGCCACGCTGAACTACGATCCGCTGGGCGACAAGCCATACCGCATGACATCGGCTGTGAAGCGCCCCGGCGCACTGTGGGGCGTGAGCTACCCAGAGCTGATCGAGGACGTGCAGGCCATGTGCAACGCCGCTGCTCGCGCACTGGCAAACAACATGGGCTTGGCCTCTGGTCCGCAGGTGGAGGTCAGTGTTGACCGTCTGGCCGAGGGCGAGAAAGTCACCAAGGTATTCCCGTGGAAAGTCTGGCAGACTGTGTCTGATCCGCTGGGTTCTGGGCAAGCTGCAGTGCGGTTTAACCAGCCAGATGATCGCAGTGGTCCGCTGTTGGCCGTGTACGGGCAGTTTGCTCGCATGGCTGATGAGCAGTCGGGTATCCCGGCCTACGTCTACGGCGATGGCCAAGTGGGTGGCGCTGGCCGCACAGCATCGGGCTTGTCCATGTTGATGGGCTCCGCTGGCAAAGGCATTCGCCAGACCATCATGCACATTGACTTCGATGTGATTGGCCCGACTGTTACTGCCCAGTACAACTGGAACATGCAGTACATTGACGATGCCTCGATCAAGGGCGATTGCGAGATCATTCCTCGTGGCGCTGTTACACTGGCCAACCGCGAGCAGCTCAACGTGCGCCGTGTCGAGTTCTTGCAGGCGACAGCCAACCCGATCGACGCGCAGATTGTTGGCCCAACAGGCCGAGCAGCTATCTTGCGCGAAGTGGCCAAGGGTCTCGCTATGCCGGTGGACGACATTGTGCCAACGAACGAGCAGATCGAGGTCAACCAAGAGATGCAGCGGCAGCAGCAGATGGCGCAAGTCGCTGCGCAGCAGGCACCCCAAGAGGTGGTGGTTCGCGAAACTGGCCCGGGTGGAGCACCCATGGGCGGGGAAGGAGCCAACACTGTGTCCAATCAAATAACTGGTAACGGAGGCGCTTGATGGCGTGCAGACCCGGACTTTGCGTCAGCTTCAAAGCTGAAGCCCTTCAAGGCGTTCACAACGAGAACGACCGCTACATGATCGCCCTGTTCACAGACAAGGCCAAGTTAGACGAGTACACCACAGAGTACACTTCGTCCGGCGAGGCGTCTGGTCCCGGGTACGCAGCTGGTGGGCAGCAGCTCGACGGCTTTTCAGTGGTTGAGGACGGCACCGCTGTCATCTTGACTTTCAACGATGCCCGCTGGGAGCGCGTGTCCGTCAGCAACGTCGTAGGCGGGCTGATCTACAATGCCTCCAGACAAAATAAGGCGGTTGGCGTAGTTGCTCTTGAGCAGGCTACATCAGCTACCAATGGCGCATTTGACCTGTATTTCCCTCCGGCTACGGCCTCCGAGGGTCTGTTTGTGATTGATTGAGGAAAACACCATGTCTGTCATCTATACCACAGCTGTGAAGAACGCTCGCCTTGAGGCAGTTGTCACCCAGATTGGCTCTGGCGGTAAGCTGGAAATCGGCACAGCAGGCATGGCCGTTGTGTTGGCCACGTTCACACTGGAGTCCGTTGCAGGTACTGCTTCTGGTGGTGTGTTGACGCTTTCAAATTTTCCAAAGTCTGATGCTGCTGACGCTACTGGTGTTGCTGCAGCAGCTCGTATTCGCAAGAGCGATAACACAGACATCGTGACTGGTTTGACCGTGGGCATGTCGGCATCCGACATCATCTTGGACAACACCAACATCACAACCACTCAGACCGTCATCATCCAGAGCGCTGCGATCACCCACGCGTGATCTTGCACTCCACAGCGAGTTGGAGTAAGGCATGGCCATAGAAGGGCTCAACACTGGCTCGCTTGCAGAACAGCTTGTCGGAGCACAGATTGTCGCTACGGCGGGCAATGGATACATCGCTGCAGAACTCGCTGCCAGTGAAGCATCTGACACGCTCGCTGGCTCGGCCACAGCTACGGTCTCTGGCTCGCTCTCTGTCGCTGAGGTAGGTGACGATACCTTCGCTGGCTCGGCCACAGCCACGGTTTCTGGCTCGCTCTCTGTCGCAGAGGTAGGCGACGACACTTTCGCTGGTTCAGCCACAGCTACAGTCTCTGGTTCGCTCTCTGTCGCAGAGGTAGGTGACGATACCTTTGCTGGCTCGGCCACAGCTACTGTATCTGGCTCGTTGGCTGTTACAGAGGTAGGCGACGACACATTCGCAGGCGCTGGTGTCGTTGAGGTGTACGCCGTATTCTCTGCCACAGAAGAAGTTGCCGACACTGCCAGCATTGAAGGCATAGTACAAATTGTTGGCGCACTGGCAGCCACAGAGGAAAACGACACCATCTATGTGCTTGGCAATGTCCAAGTGCAAGGCTACGAAGACGCTTCGGAGTCTCCTGACTCTGGCGCGGGCGCTGGCAATGTCGAGGTCTCTGGCAGCCTAGCTGCGCAGGACGAGCAAGATACGTTCGCTGGTACTGCGGTGGCGAATGTCACAGGCTCGCTATCCACATCAGAAACAGGTAACGACACATTTGCTGCGCAGGGCATTGTTGTCGACACCGAAGCAAAGGCCGAGCGTCGCCCACGCAGATTGTCCGTACGCGGAATGGTAGACGCGAAGGTGTTCTGCAGAGGTGGGCGCTCACTAACTTCTACGCATTCGCCTACACTGGTTGTCATCAACCCCGAGTTTGTGGAGCACGTGCAACATGGCTGGGCCATGGCAGTGAGCACCACGACGGTAGCACGCGCAGGTGTCGTCACAGCCGCTTGCGGAGGTGGTAGCTCGATGATCGGTGGGCGTTCTGTGACGAACGTAGCGTTCGTGGAGTCTGCTGGCGAAGCAGTAATTCCTGTACTTGGTCGCAGCGCATACGCAGAAGCAGTCACAGAAGACCGCACTGCGGTGGCCTACGGTCGCACGCATATTTCTGGCTACGGCAGAGTAAAAGCTGGCTCCAAAGGTGTGGCAAAAGCCAAAGGCAGCTTTGGCATGACTGACGCACATTTCTGCTCCGCACGCGGAGAGCGCAGACTACCACCAAGCCACACTGTGGCTATTACGGCACTTGTTACACACGGAAGATTCCGCAGACGTGTTGACACACGCTTGTGATGATGTATAGTATGTACTCACATACGAATGTGTTTTAACCATGCGACTTCAACTTTCAGACGACGAGCAAGCCATGTGCAAGCAGATCGGTAAGCAATTTTCGAGTTTTCTCGACTTGCTCGACCGCCTGCGCTCCGCCGAACTGGAACAGATGGCGCAAGGAACCCCAGAGCACTTCAGCACCTATAAAGGCCGGGTGCAGGCACTGACCGAACTTCGGCAGGTCATACGGTCTTGATTCCTTAGCAGAAAGCAAGGTACAAAATGGCATTACCAACCCAACTTCAGAAGCAAATCGACGACGCAAAAGTCATCTCTGACCAGCTGTATGCTTCAAAGGCCGAAACGCCTACAGATGCTTCCGCTGAGCCAACTGATAACTCCACTGTTGAGACTCCTACAGAGACTCCAGCGGAACCGACTTCTGCACAGACGACAACTCCTGCAGTTGCAACTTCAGTCGAAACACAGGCCACCTCGACCGAGGATGAGAACGGCCCTACATATGCCCAGCGTTGGAGATCGTTGCAAGGTACATTCAATGCGCAGAAACGCCATTTGGATGAAACTGCCCAGCGACTCGCCAATATGGAGCAGTTGGTTGCGCAAATGCAGACAGCTCCGGCTGCTCCGCAGAACCGACCAAGCCGCCCTACACATGTGACAGACAAGGACGTTTCTGAATACGGTGCTGACATGGTCGAGTTCGCTCGTCGTGTTTCCCGTGAGGAAATGGCCCCACTGGCTCAGGCTGTACAGGCGCTTGTTGGACGCATTGATCAGCTGCAAGGCGTTGTACCTGTAGTCCGCCAAGTTGCGGACAATCAGGCCAAGACAGCTCACGACAAGTTCTATGAGCAGCTTGGTGGTCGCGTACCAGATTGGCAGAAGATCAACGAGGAACCTCGGTTCCACGATTGGCTGTTATCCGAAGACCCGCTCTCAGGATTGCAGCGCCAAACACTTCTGACCGACGCGCATACGAACCTCAACCTTGAGCGCGTTGTGAACTTTTTCGATCAGTGGAAGCGCGAGGCTGGCATTGCAGCCGTCCCAGCAGCTACAAACCAAAACCAAGCAGCCCAGCAAGCGAGCAACGTCTCGAAGTTGGAGCGTCAGATCGCACCGGGTCGCGCAAGCACCGGTTCGACTCCTCCAGCTGCATCAGCGAAGAAGCAATGGTCTCGTCCAGAGATCGCCCAGTTCTTTGCCGACAAGATGAATGGTCGCTACAAGGGTCGTGAGGCAGAGGCGCGTACGCTGGAAAACGACATCTTTTTGGCCCAGCGTGAAGGGCGTGTAGCCCAGAGCGCAGCTTAACCATCCCTTTTTGTTTTGGAGTAAATCATGACTTATCCAGTCGCACCCGGTTCCGCTCAGTACAGCGGCAATTTCATCCCCGAAATCTGGTCAGCCAAGCTGATCGAGAACTTCTACGACGCCACCGTCTTGGCCGCGATCGCAAACACCGACTACGAAGGTGAGATCAAGTCCATGGGCGACACCGTCAACATCCGTACCACTCCTGAACTGACTATCCGTCCGTATCAAAAGGGTATGACCCTGACTGTCGAGCGTCCCGACAAGCCAAAAATCCAGCTGTTGATCGACCAAGGCGAATACTTCGCTGCCATCGAAGACGACGTGGACAAGGTTCAGGCTGACATCAACCTGATGGACACATGGTCGAAGGACGCATCTGAAAAGATGAAAATCCGCATCGACGACAACGTCCTGACTGGCATGCTGCCTGACATCGCCGCTATCAACCGTGGCGCTACCGCTGGCCGTATCTCTGGCAACATCAACTTGGGCGCTACTGGCTCTGCTTTGGCTCTGACCAAAGACGGCGCTTCCAGCACCAAGTCTGTTACCGAGTTCATCGTTGACTTGGGTACCGTTTTGGACGAAGCCAACTGCCCTGACAGCAGCCGTTTCTTGGTGATCCCCGCTTGGATGGCTGGCTTGATCAAGAAGTCTGACCTGAAGGACGCCTCCTTGACTGGTGACGCCACTTCGATCCTGCGTAACGGTCGTCTGGGCATGATTGATCGCTTCACCTTGTACGTGTCTCACAACCTGAACAGCGTTACAGACGGCGGCAACAAGTGCTTCAACGTGATCGCTGGCAACAAGATGGGCCTGACTTTCGCTTCGCAGATGACCGAGATGGAAAGCCTGCGTGCTGAGTCCACCTTCGGCAACATCATCCGTGGCTTGCAAGTCTATGGCTACAAGGTTGTCAAGCCTGAAGCTCTGGCTCTGGGCTACGTCCGTCAAGGCTAATGAACTCCCCCGGGCTAACACCCGGGGGGTCTTAAACTCAATTTTGGAGAATTAAAATGGCTGCTAAAACTATTGCAAACCTGCGCACCGCAGGTCTGGCACCCGCTTCCACTGATCGCGCCAGCTTCCCCGGCGAAGTGATTATGGACTTTGAGCTGGATGGCTCTAAACTGGCTGTTGCCGCTACCGACACTGTGGATTTCTTTGAAATCCCCGCGTTGGCAGGCTTCATCATCCACGCCGCTGCTGTTACCGTGGTCAAACCCGGTACTGCCACTGGCACCATGGACATCCAGATCGGCGGCGCTGACGCTAAGGGTCTGACTGGCTGGGCAACTGACGCCGCTGCTGGCACTCAGTTGGTTAAAGTCGCTCTGGGCACCGTAGCCAGCGCTGACAACACACCAGCTTCTGTGGTGAATACCAGCTCTGCTTCGTACATCCGTGTGCAGCAGAACACTGCCGCTCTGGGTTCTGGCATCGTCCGCGTTCGCGTGTTCGGTACCTTGATCGCTGCTGCGTCTGCTCAGGCCTAATACGCCCAGTTGACGTAGAATCAGGGGGAGCTTATGCTCCCCCTATTCACATGGAGATTACAAATGGCAGACCGCATGCTTCGTCACATTCCATCAGGTATTCTCTATATCTGGCAACCAGCCTACGCGCAGCGCAAGGACTTTGAAGAGGTTGCAGAGGAAGCTACACCCGAGGTTGTTGAGGCCACCGTCGAAGAGGTGACTAAGCCTCGCGCAAGACGTGTGAAGGCGCTTGACCCTCAGCCCGTCGTTGAGACTGAGCCAGTCGTTGTTGAGGAAGAGCGCATCCAAGAAGATGCCTCTCGTAATCTGCCATGAGCTTCACCGTCGCTGAAATCGTTACAGAAGCACGCGAGATGCTTCTCGACGAAACTGCTCCATACCGATACAGCGACGATTTTATCGTTCGCAAGGTCAACCAAGTGCTGCGCCGCATGATCATTGTGCGCCCAGACTTGTTTACGACCATTGCCCCGATCGCTTGCGTAGCCGGGGTGCTGCAGTCTTGCCCTGCTGACTCCGTCCGCCTCATGGATGTTACGGTTAACAGCGCCAATAAGGCTGTCAAAGAAATCAACCAAGAAGTTTTGGACCTGATGTTTCCAACGTGGGCAGGTGATAGTAG